TTAGACACCACGCCACCGATAACCATAGGTGAACGGTCGGACGCCGGCTGAAGCGTCCGCCCCATGTAGGTGCGGCCTTGGCGTGATGCTGCGGCGAGCGCGAGATCTGCCGAGCCCTTTTGCTCATAAGTGGCATTGAGTGCTTCACTGTCTACAACAAGATTGGATTTTTGGAAGCCTTCGGCGTGTGGCTGTCCTACGTGTATATTCATCCTGGTATTTTCCCGTCTAGTGTGTTTGCAATGTTAAAGATTACGCCTATCAAGGCTGGAACACCGATGCGCATAGCCCATTTTTGCCAGTCTTCCAATTCTTTGATTCGTGATAGTGCCCATCCTAGCGCGTCGGTTGTTGCTTTTTTCTCTACTTCGGCGCGTAGGTCTTTGTAGTCTGCGATTGTTGGACGTTCGCTAATGTCTTTTTTCACGTCTTTAATGTCGCCGCGAATAAGTGTGACGGCGCGTGAAAGCTCTCCGGTGGTGATGTTCGCCGTCTCGGTATCAGACATCGGTTTTGTTCCCGGTGTTTGCGGCGGCAACGGCGTTGCTAATTCCCAGGGCAACACCGCCGAATGCAATCCACAAGCCGGTTTCTTCGAGGGTAGCAAGCCCGTAGTAGACCACTACGGGTGATGCTGCAACCATGAGACCGTACAGGTATAACCTGACTTTTGCGGACGGTATGATGCTTCCGTCTTTTGCTGCGTATTTTCCTGCCATGTGCTTTGCTCCCCAGCCTAGCGTGTGAATATTTGGATGAATGCTTGCCGTGTTTTGGCTTTGTCAAAGAGTACTTTGTCTGACTTGAAACCGGCCCGCAGTAGTTGCAATTGCTTATCAGAGTAGAATAGCAGAGTTTTACCTGATGCCATTTTATCCGGCAGCAATGTGTACATTAGTTCCTGTTTTGGCCTGCCTTCCTGAATGTACCATTTGTTTTCTGCCCAGTCGCGCCACACGGAGAATGTGCCTGACTTTGTTTCAAGGCTAAACACATAACCGGCGTTTGGCAACTTTTTACCCAACAGGTTTTTATGGTTGTCCTTGAATTTGTTACCTGCCGCGTATTCCTCATAATCAGGGTCACTGGCAAGAATAAACTGCCCGAATTCGGTTTCAGCCACTTCGGAGCGGAATGTCTCAGAATTGGGAAAATGACAGGCAAGGAAGTGGTTACCGTTTTTCAGCGGAAACTTTTTAATCCATTCTTCATCTTCCTTTGGCTCAATACCGTATTTGATGAAATAGGGGTTTGTGATGCTGACAGAGTTTGCCAGGAACCATGCACGGGTTTTATCCTGTGAACGGTCAACAGTTGAGAAGAAGTTGGTAAATACTTCCGCTTCATTGGGGAGGTATTGCACCATGCCCTTTTCAATGATGAATTCATCGTAAACAATGTGGCGCACTTTGGGGAATGGTGTGGACTTGAAAGACTGCCCCTGTGACAGTGCAAAGAAATAGCCGATGGTAATCCAGGGCCGTTTTTTCTCGTCACGGAATTTAATGTGGCTGTATTGTGCGTAGTGTTTTTCCACGCGGAAATCGTAATCTTCAAACCCCGCACCAATGTCAGCAAAGAACGCGGTTTTAGCGGACTTCAATTCCTCTTTGTACCGGCGCAGGTAAATGAATTCGTGTCCTTTATCAATTCCGGCGCGGATAACTTTCACCTTTTTACCGTATGATTTACCCACACCACGGGCACCGACGATAAAGTTATACCGGGCATTCATCGAATAGATTTTATCGAAATTATAATAACTGAAACGGGTAGCACCCGTAGACGGTTCCGACCGAGTAACTTTATTCTCAGCTTTTGAATCGGAGTCGCCCAGGGTTAGTTCCCTAATACGTGCCCGAATGATTTTGTCTTTGTTGTCCATCAGATGTTCACCCCGTTTGCACGCAGCACGGGCAGTGGGTCGATGAATTCCGCACCATTGTTATACGGCGGTGCCCACGGGTCCGCGTACACGCCGTTGATGATTTCAAAGTGCAAATGCGTTCCCGTAACGTTCCCGGTGGCCCCTTCCATGAACAGGGTTGTGCCAGCGGTTACGGTGTCGCCCACAGCCACGTTCAACGTGTCATTAGCCCCGTGGGCGAACGTGAACGTGTAGAAACCGTTATTGCCCTTGACGTAGGTCCCAGCCGTCTCATTACCGCCCTCAAAGGCATCGTGAGCGCGGGTAATTACCATGTCCGTGACAGCCTTCACGGGGCCGCCCACAGCCGCCGTTGTCGTGGACAGGTCAATACCGTAGTGGAAACCACCCCACCGGTAACCAAACCCACTGGTGAGGGCAGCACCTTCCAGCGGGTGGACCCAGGAACCGGGCGGGGGCGGGTCTGTGGGTTCCGGTGGTGGCTCCCACGGCTCGTATTCTTCCGGTGGGTCACCGGCAGACGCTAAACGGGGCCGGTAACGTCCCCTGCCGTCCGTAAACGCAGGAACAATTTTACCGTCCGTGTAATGAATGTGCAGCGAATCGCCCACCTTTTCCAGGTAGCGAATCGTCGAATAGTCAAGAGCCATACAACACAGGGTACAGCAAAAGCCCCGCACCTTCCGGTACGGGGCTTTTTCTATGTGCTTTAGTTGGCGGCTACAAACCCCTTCTCATCTACAATAAATTCCAACCGAACCAATTTGGTAACCTTTCCGTCGATGATTACCCGGAAAACGAGCATTGCGTGATTTTCGTCAAACATTTCGTCAATCCGAAGGAATTCGTAGGTTGCTTCATCACCGTAGTTTGCGGCCTGTCGGTTCAGCAGGTTGGTTGCTTCGATTACGGGGAACGAGTTTGCAGACATTTTGGCTCCTAAGTTGTGGCTACTTATGGAACCAGTTTACAGGCAAACCGTAAAAACGCAAACCCTATTCGTGGGAATTCATGAAGTCGATGATTCCGGCGTAGTCCACACTCCGGTAGCTGGCATCGTCGTGGCCGGAGTTGAGGGGGTTCATTTCCACATTGGCTCCGACTGCGGCGGCGAACGCTTCCGCTTCCCAGGGCACACATACGGTGTCTGTGAGTCCGTAGAAAATCTGGATGGGGATACCGGCGTACTTACCGGTCCCGGCCATTGTGGCAGGGTTTTTCGTGGCCCCCATCGTGGACTCGTTGTAGTTTCCGCCGTGGGCGGTGTTCACGAGTCCGGCGTACCCTCCCCGGTTATTTACCTTCACATCGTTCAGGTTTATTACGGGGATAATCATGATGATCCCGGCGACTTTGTTGGGGTTCGCTGCGGCCCAGTTCAGGGCGGTAAGCCCTCCCATGGACGCACCAATCAGCCACACCTTCCCCGGTTTCGTGCCGGGGAGGGTTTGTACCCTGTCGTAGGACCGCTGGCACCCGTCAATCGCTGCCTGATTTCCCCACGTCTGCGGCCCACCTGCGTCGGCGGCGACGGCGTTCCTCCCGTCGCGTGCTGCGCTGACAACGGTTCCGGCCTGATAGTTCCCGGGCGTGCCGGGTGCGCCGTGCGCCGTCCACGCCGTACCGGACGCACCGTGCAGATGCACGACGCCGTACTTGGGGACGGCGGGACGAATTTTCGGTGTCATATCAATGTGCGCTTCACCCGCTGACAGCACACCAACATACCCTTTAGTGACAAGGCTCATTTGCTGACCGCCCAAATTCTCGGTTCCCCGCTGGTGCGGGACGTGCCGGTAGTTGTTTTGACTTTAAGGGACACACTGTACGTGTTTCCCGGTGTGAGTCCCCGCACGGGAGCTTCACCGGTCGCGGTTTCCCAGGTGTCGCCGCTGGAGAGGTTGAACACGAATTCGCGTTGCTGTACACCATCCACAAACAACGCATAGGTGACAACACCGGGGACACTGTTCGCCGCCCACAGGTCAAAGGCGACACTGAACGGGCGCTCCCCTGCCGTGATGGACAGGACAACGTTGGGCACGTCCACATAGGTTGCTGAGGTGGTGTTGAACATCGGAACGGACGAGTCCAGCGTAGTGAAACCCAGTTCGTTGCCGCCGTTCCCTACAACGGTCCATGCGGTGCCGTTAGTGCGGTACGTTTCGGCTACGTCCACAGCGTAGTAGGTGGTTCCGTTAGGGTGCGCGTTCGCTGCGGGCCGCGCCGCGTAGTTCCCCGCCAGGGTGGTAACCGGGGGCGTGGGGACGGGCAACTGGTCACCGGGCACGAGTCCATCCGGCCCCAGGGTGGCCACACCGTTGGGTTCGCCTTTTTCCGCCGCCGGAATCTTCCCGCCCAGTGCGGTGTTGATGGGGTCCAGCGCTGCGGCGAGTTCAGCGGGTGTGGTGGCGAGCGTGTCAATCAGGGCCGACACGGCGGTGTAGGTTTCGCTGATTTCGTCAAGTATCAGGTCGCCCACGGCGGCATCATTCAGGACAGCAATTTCAAGCTGCACGTTGTCTTTAAATGCCTGCCATTTAGCTTCCCAATCATCACGGGTTGCGTGGAACGTGTTTTCCGCGTTCTCAATACCCGCGTTAAATTCGGTTTCCGCGTTAGTAAGCGCCGTATTGGTGTCCTCAACAAGTTGTGTGAGAAACGCGGAAATCTGCTGCAATTCTTCCAGAAACGTGGACGCGTCCCGGTACGTGAGCGGGGTTATATTGGTGATTGGTGTGAGCCTTATGGGGAAAGGCTGAATGCTAGTAAAGACCATAGTAGCGGCGTCCTCCGAACGGGTAGGTGTTATTGGTGAATTCATCGTCATTTTGCCACAGCAGCATAAACAATTCCTGTAGTTCCGCGATCACCAGCATATCCACGTTTACGAGTGCTTGACGCGCCCGCAAAATGAGCTCCGGCGCGTGGCCCTGATAACCGGAAACAGTGTTGTCATTGATCCCTGTTTGTGTGGTGTCCTGTTCATCGTTGCTACCACCCGTAGCGGTGGTGTCACTGATGTTGTCCTGTAGCGCGGTGGCATAGTCCCCGCTGTCACTTAATTGGGTCTGTGGCGTCTCAGATGCTACGGCACGGGACTTTGCCCCACTCTTTGATTCCTGCTCACTGGTGGCCTTTACAGCCGTTGTGGAGTCCATCTCTGTCAGAGAGCGAATGCTCATTGTAGAGAGCGGGTCAATTTCCAGCAGAGACAACACGTAGTGTTGGTTGTAGAGCGGCATAATTTCATTCATTTTCCGCGCCATAGCAAACGTGAACAGGCTAATTGATTCTTGCCCAATTTCCTGATTCCAGTAATGGGCAATGATTTTATTGTTCAGAGCTTCCCGGTAGGTTTCATCAAAAATGGGATAATCATCCAGCCCAATTTTACCACCCGTGTAGTCAATAACGTTTTTCAACGGAACAGTAAACGTGCCCATCAGCGCACACCCATTTCTGTCAGTCCCGGCATGGCAGTAATGGACGGGTCCAAACTGGCTTGTGCTTGGGAGTCGGTGTTGAATTCTACGGACACGTTCAACGGGTTACCGTCCGCGTCCTTATACCGCTCATTGATTTGCTCGCACGCGTACTGTCGGGCGTTCAACGCAATACCACGGGTGGCAAACACCTGATCATCATTCGCTGCGACTTCATCAGCCACGAGCCTTTCCTTTTTGTCCTGGTTCGCATTGTTAATACCCAACATTGTCATACATTCATTCCAGAGTTTTGACTTTGCAATCATCAGATTCAGAACACCAACGGGATCGCCGCCCAGGTCCAATACCTGAATGTTGGCAGGGTCCAAACCGTTTTCCTGCCCGTACAGGACTTCCACGCCTTCATCAATCTGGCGCGCAATGTTTGCATAGGACAGCCGCGTGTTTTCGTTTGCGTAAATGATTTTGGCTTTACGCAGCAGTTTGGAATTCGCCTGAATGGTGATGGTCATTTCAGTAAGTTGTTCCGCGTAGACTTCCACAATATCCACGTCCGGCGTGCGGAGCATGTTCGCCCAAATAGGAACACAGTCCGTCCCCTTAATTCTCTTTGACTGGTAGCGGGTGCCGTAGGTGCGGAATTCCACCGGGTTTTCATAAACATTCAATGCGCCCACCGGGGCCGCTGCCGTGCAGAAAAACCTTTTACCAAAGTTCTGTGTAAACGCAGGGTCCGTTTCCTGGTAAAACACCACCAGAGCGTGCCGGAACAATTCAAGCTCCACAAAACGGGAATCAATGGCTTTGGGAAGTCCCGTCCATTTAAACCGGTTCATGGCCAACTCGGTCAGGTGACGCATGTACATGTTTTTGATCAGAAATTTAAGATTCCGCTGCGGGTTATTCTTGAAACCCTTAGACATGGGGGCATAGTAGTTATCCCACACGTAATCCCTGTTACCGTCGGTATTGCTCCTGTTGCGTGCCATTTAGTAGTACACACCTCCCAGCGGTGCATTGTCCGCTATATCAATATTCCCTATGTCTGCCGGGTTCTTCCAAACTGTAACACCCTTTTCGAAGATACCCCTAATAACCTGCTTGAAATTCTCGGGGCACTGGGATGCTGTTATGTAGGATTCTTTCAGCTTCCAATACGTGAATTTCTCCATCACCATAAAACCTTCCGGCATTTTACCGAACCGGTTAATGGCGTACCCGTACCGCAACCAATATTCCCCGATGGCGTTCATAAACGCTGGCGTAAGCCGCTTCACCTTAATGTCAACTCCCCACCGGTACGTGGCAAGGTTGAACGCATTACCGCCCACCTGCCCCGCCGTGGTGGGCTGTGTCAGTTTGGCGTCCTGAACGCGGGCGTTGATACCGGCGATCTGGTTTTGGTAGTCGCCGTTCGCTGACCAGTCAGCAAGGGACTTGTTACTGTCCCGCAGGTACGCCGAATTCTCCGTACCGGCTTTGGTGGATGCCGCCGCTGCTGCGTTACTGATGCCTAGTGCGCCGTTTGCCTGATTCGCGCCGATGGCGTGTGACACTGCCGCGTTGGCCGTGCCCCGTACGGCGGTGAGCGGGTTCAGCGTCTGGAAACCGTCAACAAAGGCGTTCGCCGCTGACTGCATCCCCTGGTAGGCGCTGGTTTGAATCTGTTGTGCCGTCTGCATGGACGCTGCGTTCATGCCGATCCGGTTCAGTTCGTTGGTGGTGTTGATGCCCGCCGTCGCCTGATCATAGGACGTGGCATTCCCCTGGAGAGCACGGGTCTGGGACCAGTCTGCGCTTGCGTGCTGATAGGCAACACCGGCCTGATTACTGGCCATGAACTGCATGTACCCGTTATTCACCACGGAGAACGCGGGGAAGTCCATAATGCCGGTTACCATGTCGAGGAATTCGCCGCCGTCGTTCACCACGCCTTTATCATCTGAATAGGACGGTGCGGCCCCGGCGTTGTACCGGTACGGGTAGAACGCGATACGGGCGTTTGGTGGAGCAATGTGGGGGACTTCCACAATCCCCAAATCTGAGGTTTGCAAGCACTCCGGTTTCAGGACCAGCGGGGTTCCTGTGTAGGAGGTCATTTCCAGCACCGTGTACGGGTAGGTGAGGAACTTTGACAGCCGCCAGTACCGGCCCAGGTTCACATTGTTCCGCCAGCCTTCGGCCATGTTCACGTAGGGGCGCATGAGTGAACCGCCGTTAATCTGGTTCACGGAGATACCGGAAATGGTTTTACCGGTGCTGCTGAAACCGTACCGGCCCAAAGGTGGTACAGCCTGAATGGACATAATGCCCTGGGTAATCCACGGCTTATCCTTCATTACAGCCATGAAAGACTTGAAATGCTCCATGGAAGTGAACTGGTAAATCTCTGCCCCGTTGGGAAGGTTTTCCATAGCGGAACCTGTGGCGCTCGTAAGTTTCGGTGCGTCCACGGTTCCGGGGTCTTCATCCAGGGCAACGGCTGATACGACGAGAATTTCAAAATCAGGTTCGCCATCACGGGCCGATGCAATACTGTGGGAATACTGGGCATCAATTTCGTATTCGTTGCCTAGGTCCAGACCTTCCGGAACGGTCAAATAGTCGCGCCCGAAATTGGTGAAACTGTTTTTGTTGGCAATACCAATATGGCCTTGCTGGATATAGCAGTTTCCAAAAGTGACGCCGTAACCGAATGTCTGCCACACGTCCAGTTGCACGTAGATTTCGGTGGTATTCGGCGCTACATACACCACGTCCACAATGAAGTAGTAAAACGCCCGTGACGTGTCACCCTGGATGGGCTGTGCAGGGTTGAATGCTCTCAGGTAGTTGTAATTCTGGACAGTGTGGAATGGTGTGTCCAGACGGATGGGGCGTCCGAATTTGGCGTACGATACGCGGGGAATGTCAATAACCGGTCCCGCGTTGTTCGCTATGTAGTTATCAAGTGCGGACTGGGAATCAAACCGCACAATGTCCCGGTAATCACTGTTCCACGGAACATTAGCCAGGGTAATAGCGGTTCCCTGTGTCCATACGGAATAGTTGAAACCCAAACCGTAATCTTTATCCGTGGG